GTCGCGTTGGCCGCACGACGATGACTGCCCTTTGTCGAGAATGTCTCTTGGGGGTTCTCATCGACGGCCGTTGGTAGTTTAATGACGTTGCGGTCGGAAAGTAGTTTAATGACGTTTGCGGTCGAAAGGATGCCTACGGGCTAATTCCGCTTGTTGCGTGGGGTCCGGGAGCGTGGTGGGCGCCAGCCAGGGTCACCCGATTTGAGTACCGGTTTCGGGGCGCGCACAGCTCGCGGGCTGCGTGGCGCCACCGGCTCGGGGTCTGGTATGTCGGCTTTCTTGATTTTGCGGCCAGGCTTGGGCATGCTCAATTTGGGGTCTCTGGCGGCATTATCGCTGCGCCTCACCGCTGAGCGGGGCAAATTCGCTAGGCCGGGACTTGACGTGCTGGCACGTGCGTCGTCCTGACTCGGATGTTGCATGATACCTAACCGCGCTGCTTGTTCGCGGGAGTAACCAACCGGCGGCGTTCCATGAACGTTGTCGCCGAGGACTGTGTTTGGGGGCAAATCAACCGGGCCGGCTGGGATGAGCGGGGGCATGTCGTTGAACTCCTGGAGCGTAGTGACGCGGTCCAAGCGGGCGCAATAGGCCTGCAGTTCTTGCAATTCGACTGGTGAATAGTCGTTCAGCTGCCGTAATACTTCCGCCTCAAGTGCGTCTGCGTCGCGTAATGTTGGCCACACCATAGGCCCAGAGCGCGAAGCCCAACTGCGTAGTTGAGCTACTTCTCGCGCTTCGCCGTAAACGCGCATGACAGCGCGTGCCCAGTTACCCAATAATGGGGTACGCGAGTCAGTCACGAGTATGCCTTGTGCTTTATTAACCATAACGACGTTGACTGGGTACTGCATGTCAGTTGTCACTCCCAATTTAGATGCCTGTCGGACGATGTCAGCTATGCTTTCACTGCTGGTCTGCGGGTCCGACCATACTCGACCGAGGAATCCTAGTGGTAAGTTGGCGGGGCGCATCTTGGCTTTGATCCGTAAACCGAAGGCCGTGCAAACGGCCTCCAGCACGTCCGGGTCGACGTCTCCCGCGACTCCATCGTCACCACCAAGCAATACAGCGGCGTTCATAGCCTCGTCGTGGGTCTGACCGCTAGCGCGGGCCGTAACATACAAAACGCATCGGACGTTGGTGGTGTTCATCGTCGTGGTGTCAGGTGAGCCGGACAGGCGTGAGCCACCGATATCGTAGGATACTCCAAACTTGGTGGTGGCCTTGGCGGTCAGGAATCGTTCATACATGCGGATAATTTCCGCCTGGTGTTGCTGGTAGCAGCCTAGCATGATGGCGCGCTCTACGATGTACAGCCCAAGTGAATGCGTACCGTCAAAGCGGGTAAAGTCCGTTTCAATGATCCATTTGGACCGGTTCGCGACGGATTGCACCCTCTCGCCCACCTCCACGGGGTTGAGGCCGAACGCATACCACTGCTGCGTTTTCAGCCATGCGGCATAAGGGTACGTGTACGTGCCAAATTCGTACTGCAAATTCGGGGAAACGGTCGAGATGTTGCGCGGGTCCTTGATGCTCGTATATGCCTCACTCTTTTGAAACGATTGCACTTTCTCGTCTGGCAGCTCGAACAGCAAATTGAGGGCGGCGTCCTCGTTGTTGCGGCGTTGGGTAGGTCGGGATTGGGCGTCGACCAACTCTTGGTTGTCTAGGCGCACCAATGGAGTGGTCATCGCCGCGATGAACTCGCGTACCCACGGTAAATAATTGGCGGGAATGTCCTTGTCATTGGACATTTGGGTTATGCGCCCATCGATGCAGTGCACGTCGTTCCCACGGGATTTGGAAGGCAGATAGCTGTCGTTGAGGATTACGGGTCCCACAATGCGACCGCTTGGTTTTCCGAGGTCCTCATCGCGGTCCATGACGCGGACGTAACTCTTGGCGGTTTGGTCCGTAACGCACGATGTTCGCGCGATCTTGCGCGGCAAATCCGAAGTTGGCAGGGTTAGCATAGCGAACGCCGCGACCTTCCCAGCTTGGGCGAGCGGCATACCCTTCTCGTCCACGTAATAGCGCGGGACGATCTGGTTCATGTCATGCAGCGTCAATTCTCTACCGAAGGTATTGGCGGCCCGCTGCCGGGCGCGTATGTGGTCGACCATGTCGGTGGAGTACCGAGCGCTGGTGTACGAACCCGGAATGGCCGTGGATATATACGTGGTGTCATCGTCTTGTACCTTGATGACGGCCACGTTCCGGGGTGGACCATTGGGCTCGGCAATGACGGTGACGCTCTGAACTGGTCGGAATAAACGGAGTGGATTCAACGTAGGCCGACCGACCAATGGTTGGCGACAAATCGGGGTCAATAGCACTAAGCTATGGGTATCGGTCAATCTTCGTCTGTCGACGTTGTATAAGTACTCCCACCCGTCGTAAACATGGCCGACAAACTCCACTTCGTAGGAATATAGTTGGTGGCGGTACCTGGCTCCGCCCGACACCTCGACTGTGAAAACGTTCGCTTCATCTACGGTCCATTGCATCTCATTGGCCGTCCCGCATGGGTCGACGGGCGTAAAGGTGTACATCATGATGGGTAGCTGCATCCACATGAAGTAATTGAAGTCAATATGGTAATCAACGTCTACCATCTTGATCAGATCACCGGCGTAAACGGTGTCATCAAAGCAGGGTCGAGTGGTGTGTTTTGGAGTTAGATG